CAAACAATAACACCATCAATGCTGGATCGTCCACAATGACAGCAGCTACATTCATTGGAAACTTAGCAGGTGTAGCTAATTCAGCTACCATTGCTTCCAATGCTTTAGGACTTTCTGGAACACCAAACATCACAGTAGGTACAGTCACAGGAACCTTAGCAGGTATAGCTAACGCTGCTATCTCTGCTTCTAATGCTGATTACGCTTCCAATGCTACTTATTCCTCCAATTTGCTTGGAACACCAAACATTAGTGTTGGAACAATTACAACAAACAATAACACCATCAATGCTGGATCGTCCACAATGACAGCAGCTACATTCATTGGAAACTTAGCAGGTGTAGCTAATTCAGCTACCATTGCTTCCAATGCTTTAGGACTTTCTGGAACACCAAATATCACCGTAGGCACCATATCTGCTTCTACTGCTACAATATCAGGAACTCTGATTACAAGTAACCTTACCGTTTTGGGATCCAATACGACCGTAAATACCTATACCATATCTACCAGTAATGTTTCCATAAGCAATATAACAGGAACGGGTCCGGCATTAAGTGTGAGCCAAAAAGGAGTAGGAGCAGGTTATCCCATAGCTGACTTCTACGATATAGAAGTAAGTACAACTGTTCCGGCATTACGTATAGCAGATGGTGGTAATATTGGCGTTGGAACAACCATGCCAAAAAGAACTTTGGATGTATCTGGTGATATAAATTTTACTGGAGATTTGTACAAAAATAATGTAATATTTTCAGGAGGTTCATCTCAGTGGACCACAACAGGAACTGATATATATTATACAACGGGTAATGTTGGTGTTGGTACGGCACAACCTCGTGAAGCAATGGATATAGTAGGTAAAGCTCTGGTATCCCAAAATGTAGGAATTGGTACAACTATTATGAATAGTTATATGCTCAATGTACAAGGTGATGTTAACTTTTCAGGCACAATTTATCAGAATAATACACCTTTTTCAGGAGGAGGCGGTTCATCACAATGGACCACCAGTGGAACAAATATATATATACTTAGTTCCAATGTGGGTATTGGAACAGCGACACCTATAAAGGCATTGGATGTAAAGGGGGATATTCAAACAAGTAATATACGCGTTCTTGGAACAATTACCTATGGACCAGATGATATAGTAAATACGAATATACAAGTGCCTCCTGTGAGAACGGTTACATATGTACAAGATCCCACGAAGAGCACATTTACACTTACCAAAGATGGATTCTATGGTGGTACCTACAGCAACGTCCAAATCTATGTTGGACAAGGATTATTGAGCTATTATAATTCAAGTATTACGGATTATAGTTTAGTTCTCAGTTACAATTCTACACAAACCATTTATACGGTGGGATTAACAACTCCTGTAGATTATGCCAGTATTGTAGATATTACCGTATGGCCGACAATCATACCAACCTCCACGCCTTCTGGTAATTTAGTTCAATCTGTGAGTGTGAATAGTATATGGACTCAACAAAATACAGCGATCTACTATAATTCTGGGAATGTAGGGATTGGAACTACGCAACCAAGAAAAGCATTTGATATTCAAGGAGGAGATGCCATCGTTTCAGGAAATATTGGAATTGGAACAACACTTCCTATAAAACCTCTTCATATACAAGGACAATCTTATTTCAGTACAAATGTGGGTATTGGAACTACTAATCCGCTGCAATTATTAGATGTCCAAGGTGGAAATGCTATTATATCTGGAAATGTAGGAATTGGAACAACTCTGGCACCATATCAATTAGGAATAAATGACACCGTTCGGCATCTTATAACAGCTCCTGTAATGCCGATGTTTGCTTATTGTCTATTTGATTCAAGAAGTTCAAATGGTGTTGCTAATATTATAAGTTCCTTCAATATATTAAGAGTATATAGAAGTGCTGCAGGAAATTATGAGGTGATCTTTAATACAGCAACAAATACGATTCCCGTGGTAATTGCTCAAGTATATGTCAATGGTGTTCGTATGGTTACAGTTGCAACTATAGATAATACTATATACAATGCCGATGGAACAACAACTTCATCGTTTCTTTATCTTTATACCAGAGCATCCCTTTTAGTGTCCGCATTGAATGGAGCTGCTACCGATACAATTGATCGCGTATCCCTTATCGTAATTTAAAATTTATATTTATATAATAATAAATTATATGAATGAAAACATATCATTATCATCCATATACACGAAAATATCAATATCAAGATAATGCGGATGAAAGTCCATTGGAACCAGGTATATTTTTATTACCCGCCTATGCTACGTTTGTAGAACCGCCTTGTGATATTCCAGAGGATAGTTATGTTTCTTGGAGCGGGAGTGATTGGGTCATTTTAAAAATACCAGAGATACCGAAACCATTAGAACCCATTCTGGAAGAACCAAGTCCACCGGTTGATCCGTGGGAAGAATTGCGAATACAAAGAAATCAATTGCTGACAAATACGGATTACCTATTCCTTCGCGATTATCAAGATTTAACTCTGGAAAAAGAAACCGTATGGCGTGCTTATCGTCAAGCCTTACGAGATCTTCCCAAAAATACAACAGATCCTACAACACCAGAATGGCCAACAAAACCTACGTTTGTAGATTAATTTTAAAAAATAATATAATAATATAGTTATGTTTAATTTTTTTACTATTTTTATACCATACAAATAGAGTGTTTGTATGAGTTCCAATAACCCAGTACAAAATATCACAAATTATGTTTCGGGATCCCACCGATTTATAAATGTTGGCACGGGTTCTGGTGCTACACCTACGAATACATTGGTTACGCTAGCCAAGCGTACCGTAATGACGATTGAAAGTTGCAATATTGGGATTGGTACAACTATTCCGCGAGCGACATTGGATGTAATAGGAAATACTTATATTTCGCAAAATCTTGGAATTGGTACAACGATTATCGGCGCTTACGGTTTGAATGTGGTTGGAAATGTATATTCTTCGGGAACAATCACGGCGACGAATTATATTGGTGAAAGTGCTACATTCTCGGGTACTTTAATTACCAGTAATCTAATCATATTAGGATCAAATACGGTTATTAATACATATACCCAGCAGTCCAGTAATTTCTCCGTTTGTAATGTAATAGGAACAGGACCTGCGTTAAGCGTAATACAAAAAGGAATTGGTGCCGGATACCCTATCGCCGACTTCTATGATTTGGATGTCAGTACAACGGTACCTGCCCTGCGTATTGCGGACGGAGGTAATGTAGGAATTGGAACTGATACTCCTGTGTCAGCTCTTCATGTCCAAGGAAATATATATAGTAGTGCTAATATTGGGGTTGGTACATCCATTATACGACAAGCATTAGATGTGGTAGGAGATACGATCGTATCAGGAAATATTGGAATAGGTACGACACTTCCAAGCGCTCGAATACAAGTTGGTGCCGGTACAACAACAGTATCTCCTTTTCTATTCACATCTGGAACGAATCTTACGACAGCAGCAGCAGGAGCAATGGAATACGATGGTGAAAATTTTTATGGAACAGTGGATACAACAAGTGGTCGCGGATATTTTCCAAGTTGTCAACTATTCCGTTTAGCAGCAGATAGGACTGCTATTGGATCTGCAATTGCTAATTATTTTGGAACAACCAGTGCTATAAATTTAAAAGCAGGAGGATTATATGATTTAGAAGCTAATTGTTATTTTGTAAAGCAAACAGCGGGGACTATAACCGTAACTTTTACTACATCTGTTTCAGCTGTTTATGTAGTTGGATGTATTTTATATAATAATTCAACTGCAACTGGAGCGAGAAGTATTAATAAAGTAAGTGGGGGTGCTACTGCGAATGCATTTACAGCATCACAATCACTGACAACCGGCGGAAGTAATACATTCAATATTCGTGCAAGTATATCCGCAAATGCTACAACAAATGGAACACTGACGATTAATTTTACAGAAAGCGCAGGGACGATCGTGCCTTTAAAAGGGAGTTATTATAAAGTGATGCAAGCTCCTTCTGCAAATACTGGTATTTTCTCATAAACATATGTTTAAATTTTTTACTATTTTTATACCATACAATTAGAGTGTTTGTATGAGTTCTTATAATCCAATAAATAATATCAAAAATTATGTATCAGGGTCGCATCGTTTTATAAATGCGGGTACTGGTTCTGGTGCTACACCGACGGATACATTAGTGACACTTGAAAAGAGAACCGTTATGACAATTGAAAGTTGTAATATAGGCATTGGGACAACTATTCCAAGAACAGCACTGGATATTATCGGGAATGCTTATATCTCACAAAATCTTGGTATTGGTACGACCATCATTGGAGCATATGCTTTGAATGTTGCTGGGAATATTTATTCATCAGGAACGATAACTTCTACCAACTATATCGGTGGAAGTGCTACATTATCTGGTACTTTACTTACAAGTAATCTAACTGTATTAGGATCCAATACAACTATCTATACATATACACAACAGTCCAGTAATTTCTCTATTTGTAATGTGTCAGGAACAGGACCAGCATTAAGCGTGACACAAAAAGGAATTGGTGCCGGATATCCCATTGCTGATTTTTACGATTTAGATATTTTTCCACCCATACCATCGCTTCGTATTGCGGACGGGGGTAATGTAGGAATAGGTACAACGATCCCTCTTGCTAATTTACACGTCCAAGGAAAGGTATATACAAGCGCGAATATTGGTATTGGAACAACTATAATTCGTAATAAAATAGATATTATTGGCGATATAATAACAACGGGTAATATTGGAATTGGCACGACACTTCCCCGTGCTCGTTTACAAGTTGGTGCTGGAACAACGACGATTGCTCCATTCCGATTTACTTCTGGAACAAATAGTACTGCAGTAAATACGGGTGCTATTGAATACGATGGTAAAGTATTTTATGGAACAGCAGATGCAACGAGTGGTCGCGGATATATACCGAATAATTATAAATTTTGTTTATTAACAGCAAATGCGCCTGGATTTAGTACAATTACAAATATGTTTGGAACAACTAGTTCCATTAATTTAATTGCTGGAGGAATATATAAATTAGAAGCGAATATGTATATAGCTAAGAATAGTAGTGGTGCTGCTACATTGAGGATCACTCTTACAACTACACAAAATGTTGTAAATTTAAATGGGTTTGTTAATTATAGTATTACTACAGATGCTACAACAAATAGAATATCGTTATTCAAATCTGCTACAACTGCAAATGCATTTGGTGTATCAGCATCTTTAGCTGCTAGTACAAATCATGGTATTGTATTACATGCTATTATTGAAGCAAATGCTTCATTAAATAGCACACTTACTATTAATGGTACATCCTCTTCATCAGGCTTTACTTTATTACGAGGGAGCTATTATAAAATAACACAGCTTCCTTCTGGAAATACTGGTATTTTCTCATAAGTATATTAATATTTATTAACTTATGAGTGTATTTTTATATAACACTATTTTGTATATTATAAAAGTAGGTTCTTCGTATGAGTTCAAATAATCCTATACAAAATATCAAAAAATATATCTCTGGTTCGCATCGGTTAATAAATGTGGGCACGGGATCTAATTCTACTCCTACGAATACATTAGTTACACTTGCCAAGCAGACAGTGATGACGATGGAAAGTTGTAATATTGGTATAGGTACGACACTTCCAAGGACAACTCTTGACATTGTAGGAAATACTTATATCTCACAAAATCTTGGAATTGGAACGACCATCCTTGGTGCTTACGGTTTGAATGTGGTTGGAAATGTATATTCTTCCGGAACAATCACGGCTAACAATTATATTGGTACTACATTATCTGGTACGATAATTACAAGTAATCTTATTGTGTTAGGATCCAATACAACTATCTATACATATACACAACAGTCCAGTAATTTCTCTATTTGTAATGTGTCAGGAACAGGACCAGCATTAAGCGTGACACAAAAAGGAATTGGTGCCGGATATCCCATTGCTGATTTTTACGATTTAGATATAAGTACAACGGTACCATCGCTGCGTATTGCGGATGGAGGTAACGTAGGAATTGGTACTGATACCCCTGTGACAGCTCTTCACGTCCAAGGAACAATGTATAGTAGTGCTAATATTGGTATTGGAACGACCATAGTTCGAAAAGCATTTGATATTATCGGCGACATGATAACAACAGGTAATATTGGAATTGGAACGACGCTTCCATGTGCTTTATTACAAGTTGGTGCAGGAACAACAACGGTAGCACCATTTCTATTCACATCTGGAACGAATCTAACAAATATAGTGGCAGGATCCGTTGAATATGATGGTATGAATTTTTATGGAACCGTAGATACTACCATTGGGAGAGGCTATTTTCCAATTTGTCAGATAATCCGTTTAACAGCAGATAGCTCTGCGATTGGACCATCGATTGCTAGTTATTTTGGAGCAAGTAGTGCTATCAATCTTATCGCAGGAGGAATATATGAATTAGAAGCATTCTTATATTTTACAAAAACAACAACAGATACGATAATAATTACATTGACTACTACACAAAATGTTGTAAATATAACAGGCACACTCGATGCTGGTGCTGCTGTTGGCGGAACTGCAACTGGGGCAGGAATAAGATTAGCGTTATATCAATCCGCTACAACCGCCAATACCTTTCCTACGAGTCCTGCTTTAACAACGGGTGTAAATCACGCCTATCATTTACGCGCTATTGTGGAAGCGAATGCTTCATTGAATAGTACTCTTGTTATTAATATAACGAATACAACAGGTACGGTTACACCATTGCGAGGTAGTTACTATATCATAAATAGGATTCCAACAACAAATACGGGCGTTTACTCATAATTTAATAATATAACAAATTTACACAACCCGTGCGATGGTAAGTTCTTCTATTTTCTTCATCACACCGTCTTTTATTTTGTTCTTTTCCGCATAATGATGTGAAATTTTTGTAAAGAATGGATATACATCTTTGTGCATATGGTTGTCATAAGGAGTTTGACCACCTGGATGATTATAGTACCATTCTGTAAGATCAATGAGTTGATCCTTAAACAAAACCCATTTGGCATCTGGATATAATTCTATTAGTTTTTCAAGATCTGCTAGGAGTAGTTGGTTCTTATTATTTGTATGTTGTTTGACCCATCCTTTCCAATCCACACTGCCTCCGTCGCGTCGTACTTTTTTGATAGAGGGCATAATATCATCTACGGATTGAAGTGCTCCTTCAACCCAGCATTGTCGTTTGCTATATGCTTCCCCGCATACATAGAATCCTGCCGAAGCGTCGTTGTCCCATAGCGTCTTCTGGATACTGTTACGAATTTTGTCAGAATTTATTCTCGGTTTCCACATATGGATAGCATTATCCCAATGATACGCCTCTATCCAGAGAGGCTTTGTAGGAACTTTCTTTTCAGGAAAAAGCTCCTTGAGATTTCGATGTATCCGTTTTGCCAACATATCTGTACCTAATTCGGCTGTACTATTCCAAGCATCGGCTTGTGTAGAATCTGAATAACTTACCATTGCTGTTGTATTGCTTATCGGGATAAACTGCCGAATTGCTATATCCGTAGTCACAATCGGTGTATCGCCAAACCATGGTGTAGCATATTTTGCGTAGATACGCTCGCACGGTACGCCTTGAACGGAATTAATATAATTTAGTTGTTGTTGGTTCCATATGTCAAGATCAAGCAGAGCCTGTTTTGGCAATGCCAGCATAACCAAAGCAGATTTGAATACAGATTTTTTCCCATCAATGCTGTTTGCCGTAACCGTATATATTCCTTTCTTTTTAGATATATCTATTACACGATGTTCAAGTAACCCTTCCCAATCCCTATTAACAGTAAGATCATTTACAATAGACTCAACAATCGTACTCAGTCCATTTTTACATACATAAAATTCTTCCGATGTATTAAAATCGCTGGAGAACATTCGCGCCCCATCATAAGCATTAATGACTCCAAATTCACCATCGTATCCAAAAGCGGCTTGTGCTATTTCTCGGTTTGCCACACCGATGATCTCCTCGGCGAGCTCACCAAATGTCATGGAACGTAGTACCGAAGCTTTATAGTTTTTTGAGCCAACTACAATCTTAGTGATAAGTTCATATGCCGGATTTACAACCGGAGCAGTACCACATTGTACAGAACGATATTCCCTCAATCTTTTATCAAGCTGAATCGTTTCTATGCCATATTTCTTTATAAGTTTTTGTATTCGTTTATGGCTCTTATGAAATCTTGCTGCTCCTGCTTCATATACTTCATTATCGCGCGTAATCGTTCGTATGCGCCCACCCCACCGGTTGTCTTTTTCAATTGTACATACGCGAAGTCCTTTCAAACAACATTTGAGGGAGGCATAAATACCTGCTATGCCTCCGCCTACAATTACGATATCACACTCTTTCATTTTGTTATACTCTATAATAGATTTCTTTTTAATTGTTAAGGAAAATATAGGTAATGAGCATTCTTCTTATTGTATTTATAATCACTATATTATTAATTGCTATAGCGATAACTGTGGTATATAAATATTATACCACAGAAAGCTTTATAAGTACTACAGGATCTGATAATGAAAAAATTATACAAACATACAATGAAATACTCCAGCGTGATCCTACGGTAAGTGAATTAAAATCAATCAAAAAAAGTATGAAAAAGAAAAACCTTAATTTCTATAAGCTTCGAGTTCTCTTATATAGTTCTGACGAATACTATCGTATTATTAAAATACAAACAAATACAACAACACCCGAATTAATGATAATGATAGCACAACAAAAATATGTAGAGAAGATTAACAAAATATACAAAGATACATTTAATAAGAAAATTAACTCCGATCTCGTGCTTCCATATCAAGACCTTTATGATTATAAATTCAAATTAAAGGACGGCAAGTTAAAAGAAATGTTACAGGATGAACGATATAACGATTTTGAAGAAGAAGTACTTGCTACAAATGGTCTTGACAGAGATATGCTATTTGATATTTATCATGATAAATACGAGAAAAAACATGATAAGAATAAGAAAAAATCAAAAGTAATTCCAGCTTATCCACCACAACCCTATTATATTTTAACAGGATCATCTATAGCAAATGATGCTTCCTCATGGGAAGAATCTGATAGTAAAGCATCTTCTAAAATAATTCCTCCATGGAAAAATAGTAATCAACCAGAACTCACCTATCATAAGAACATTGATCGCGATAAACAAGAAAAATATGAGGAAAATATTGGAATGAAAACTTTCATATTTCCTTCTACGTCCCGACCAAAACCAGTAGATGTAAATAAACCTTTACCTTTACCAAAATACCCTCTCCAATCAACCCTTATTGGATCAAAACTTTCAACAACACCATTAACAAAACCAAAACCAAAGACAAATATAAAAGAACAAATAAAGCCAACTATGTATTTAAGTTCTCCAATAACTTTATCATCCATTATTCTCCCAAAAGTCGCCACAAATAGACAGGTATCCGATCTTCTTGAACCGAACCCGATATGTAAATAAACATAAAAATATTAAAAGAAATATAAGGATTGGTATCATATATAATATGTAAAATAGAAATGAAGTACAAAGAGATTTTTCTTATGAACCAGATTTATGTGGTTCATCCAAACAAAAGAATTCCTATTAAGTTGTGCCCTCGTGATGAGGTTGCTCATCCAGACAAACTCGCGCGTATTGTAAATAATTTAATCCGTAAATGGAAAGAAATAAAAATAAATGGGTTATCTCTATACTATATGCGCATTGAATATGATAAGAAATTTTATAAAGATTTATCATCTTCCCATTTGTATGTATTAATAGATGATAAATCTGCGGATATTTTTATAGATGCTCAAAATGTTCATCCGGATTGTCCAGACGATATGTATCTATTTCTACAAAAACATGGATTTTCGTTATTTGGAATAACATCTCCTGTATTCAATCTGGATGTTGAAAATGCTCCAAATATATATTACGGCATTCCTGTAAATATGGTCAACGATCCTGTATATTTAGCACCGGGAAGTATAGTGGAACTTCGTGAGCTTATTAATACGAGATGTTATACTATATGTAATGGTCTTACCCTTTTTCTTGCTATGGTTCGTGCCAAAATATGGAATTCTGGTAAAGCATATGATGCTATTCAAAAATGGTACAAAAAGAATCCAAATGACAACAATATAGAAATGAATGAAATTTGGCAAGTCCTTTATATAAATCATCCCGTACCCATGATAAGTGAATTTCCATCTTATTATTCTACGATGTTCCCGCCAATTCAAAAGAGATTTCTTGAACATTTATATTTAGAAGATACGATACCGCTGACACAATTTGTGAACGATACAGATCCAGACAATATCGTATGTTATTATTCTACACCATTAACATCTATGTTTCCGTATTTTAATAAAGATATTTTTGATCATTACAATGATAATTTTGTTTTATCGGATGATATACCCACAATTTTTGAAGTACCTTTTGTTATGGACGACGAAGATGAACAATTGATTGATATAGAAGGATTTTTTATCGCCATTTTAAGATCAAGACGAGCGTGGAAATGGTGGAAAAGATATGGATCAATCTATTTTAGAAAAGCGTACAATACTAATTTAAATTCGGGCAGTTTTTTTATGAATTGTTTCCAAGCGCTATTTTATTTGTATACAATCCCATACATAGATATAAAATACACACGATCTAAGGTAAGAAATATGTGGGTGTCATTATTAACCATCTTTGATATTTCGCCTTCCGAAATAAAATTATTTGTAAATATTATTATTATTAAAACAATAATTTATAAAAAGTTTGTAATAAATCGTTGGAATCCAATAATTCCAACATCATTCATGATAGATATTATGAATATTTATAAAGACAATATGGATTGGTTCGGCATTTATAAAAAAAAAGTATTTACATCAAATATTTATAATACGACAGAATTGATGTCTATTTTCGCTCCATATATGCACATATCAACGGAAGTACCTAATGAATATAGTATGTTTTGTTCCTTTTATCAACTTTTAAAATTAAATGATATGGGATCCGTGTTTGTTAATCATATTCTTGACAAACGAATATGTAAAAAATTACTATGTGTTCAGAAGATATTTGGAATAAAACCGGATGAAGAACCGTTGGTTCCACTTTCCGAGCATAATGCTAGCGCTATTGGTAATATTCTATATGAATATTTAAGATTAAACCGAAACTTGCTTATCTAGGAGGCATACAACCGCATCCTCCTTTTGCGGACCAATAACTACCGCCTCGTGTAGAAGACTTAACTGTCTTCTTGTCGCGATAAATAGCAAAATATGCGAGAGCTAAAAGCAATACTACGACAAGTAAGGATATCCAAGTACAAGTCTGTTTTTGTGGTTGCTTCTCTTCTTTTTCTGTTGGCATTTCTACATAAAAGCTAGATAAAATATACTATACACAAATAGATAAGACCCCCTGGTCTATAGAATGACAGAAAGCCAAACTCAAACCCAAACCCAAACCCAAACCCAAACCTTAATTCCAACATTTGATAGAACTTTTCCTATTACAACCGTACGAAGATGGTATGAACGAAATAAATTTATGCTATATATTTTCGTAGGCAAAGAGGATACTATACCCGTAGAGACACGAGACCATATAAAACGAGCAAATGATAATACGGAATATTGGAATGCCGTACTTACAAAATTAACAGGGTTCGCGGAGAGACCAACTAAAAAAGTAGCATTTATATATGCCACTATATGGCCAGATGACAATATTACCTATGCCCTTACAAAGATTTTGAATAGCATAAAGGATAGCAACAAAACAGAAACGACTCAAAAAATATCAAATGTGTTGCCATTTGCTTGGAATCATACCGGTATTTTACGATTTTTATGGCCGACTCTAAATATCAAAGCAGGTTCCGTTGATCCGTGGAACATGAAGATTGACATTGTTGAGAAACAGCCGGTATATAATTCGTACCAATTGATTGAAACTACAGAAATAAATATTGTAATATACGATGACATAAAATCAGCACTTACGGAACCTGAATTACATATGTATTTTCCGGATGCCCGACATACAGAACAGTTGATACCTGCTCGATATATCCATCTTACAGAGTCATACTTACAGAATGTTTGGAGTGCCTCTCCGCCAGAAATAAAGAACACCTCTTCCAAGCTCAAAGGCGTTATATTTGAAGCATCGTTTGATCCTTCCAGCGTAAAGAATTCTTTGGCGGACATCTTTGAGAACAAGAACGCTACAAAGAGAACGCCTTTGATTCAATGGTGTGATGACATCACGCGCGTAATCTATAAACTCTATAAAAAACATAACATTCGTACAAACGATTTGCGAAAATGGATTGACCGATATAATATTCCTAAAGTTCCATGTATTATTATGTACGATGTATGGAATAAATCAAGCACTTATACCATGACGAAAATACAAGAAGATGGTAAGATTCAAATTGAATATATTATTGATTCTTCGGATACCACATTTAATACGATTGAAGATGTAAAAGAGCATGTGATAAATGCCGTAAATATAATCAAGGAATCTTTAGATATACCTATTCTTGATGTACAACTTGCGGACATCAGTTATGATATTGCTATTCAAATGTCGGTTATCGGTCTCAATGAAGATCAAGTATATCGTAATATATCGGATGCTCTTGGAAAAGCGATTCCTCTATTCTATATGATTTATTCCTATACGGAAACGCGTAAGAAAAGGATGGTTTTCCGTAGAGCATCAAATCTTACATATCCATTTAGTCTTCCAGAAATTATACAGTCCTTACTTGATTATGGTGTATATACAAACGATATCAAAGAACGATTAATTAGTTTTGGATATGACAAAAAAGAGATTGAAGGAGCAATAGACGAAGTTGGATATGCTCACAGCGAAGGAAAATATACAAGACCTGCTCTCAATTTTGATATAGAAGAGATCATTATGATGACATTAAATTATATGGATGGAACCTTGTATCTCGGCATAAAGCATTCACCAAATATAGAGGAAGCAAAAAGAGCACTAAGATGGTTGTCATCTCTTGTATTTGATACCATACATAGTATGCATAAAGAAGCAGAAAGATACGAGATTATTCCAATTGAAAAAGAAGAGAAAAAGCCCGAACAGGAGAAAGAAGAGAAAAAACCAAAAAAGGAGAAAGAAACTCCTTCAAGCAGTAGTTCAAGCTCTTTTGAATTTGAGGGTGGAGCAAAATCAATTAAGAAAACAGGAGATGGGTTTCTTCTTGAACGATTACAAAAAGCGGATCGTATCATATTTGCGAACGATAAGACAAATTATGCCAGAGGATGTCAGCAGGATCGTCAGCCACTTTTGATGACAAAAGCAGAATGGGAACTTTCAAAAACAAAAGTAGCAAACTCAATACTTTATAGGAATAATCATTATACATGTCCATCAATATGGTGTAAGACAGAAGGAGTAGCTATTACAAAAGAGGAACTTGCTAAAAATAATGGAAAATGCCCAAAAACAAATGAAAAGCCTGTCGTACTTTGGGATGAACCAAAAGATCGTTTCGTGGGTTTTAATAAAAATATTATTACAGAAAATGGTAAGAATATATATTCCCCGTGCTGTTTTAAATCCGATCAATTTGAAAAAGCCTTTAAATCTGGAAAGGACTTTGAAGATTTGATTGTATATAGAGAAACGGGTCTTCCAGTTGAGATAGAGAAGAAACAAGATAAGAAGTTCGTAGAGAAAAAGAATGCTAAACTTGATGAGGAGGGAACCTATATTTTTAAGAAAGACGAACCCGTCCCTTCAAAAGGACGATATGGAAGTGTCCCTTTAGCCCTATATCGGCTTTTTTTCCCAGAATATGCGGAGCAGACCAACAATATAGCAACACAGCCGACCATTGTTCGTCATGGCATTGGAACACATACCGAGGATAGTCTTATGATTTCCATAGCATACGCTTTAGGAATGGATAACAAAGAGAAGCTTATTAAGGAAATTATAAAGGTATTAGATCCACTTACATTTATAAGTTTAGAAGGTGGAGCTGTTCTTTCCGCATTTATAAATGATGGCGTACCTCAAATTTCCTATAAAAGTTGGTATGAATGGATTAGCGAATATCCAGACTATATGTCTCGTATAGGGATTCGTAGTGATACACCAGAACATAATACGGAAGTTATTCGGGAAATGAAGATCTATGAGGCATATTTACGCTTTATACATCATTTACAATCAAATGATGAAAAGAACACGCGTATGTTGTATAACTTATTAGCATATTTTGGTGTTTTCTTAATGATATGGGAAAGAGATAGATCTGCGGATACAGTAAAGCTTTCGTGCCCCTATTTTATTGGATATGAAGATATGGCAGAACTAATCTCTCGCTTTAAAAATCGTTATATTATGCTTCTCCATCACGGTAGCTATAAATATCCCTATTACGAGCCTCTTGAGATACGAGCTCTTAATACACCACCTATAAAGGAAATACAGATTGATGACTATCCTATGATTCATAATATGGCACTTAAATGCCCTGTAGCCTATCAACAAGAAGAACTAGAGACCATAGAAAAACTACGCGGTTTGATCTATTGGACAAATAGTATTTTTGAGTTTAGCTCAAAACAATATATGCCAAATATCGTTGTATTAGGAGCAGATCTTCGTATTGAAGGTATTATTACACGAGGTAGTATATGGATACAGTTCAAACGACCTTCCTTAGAGATTCTACCAAGACTTATGGATATGCTGAAGGGAATGAAGATGAATCCAATCCTTCGTTATCACGAGGATATAGATACCGAAGAAATATCCGCGCGTTTCTCTGTAATAAATCGTACGGAATACGAGATATGGAAGCGTAAATGCCAAACCATTGGATTTAACATTTTTGAGCGTATTCCACCACCGTCACCTGTCGTCCCTGTTGTTTCCATTATGTCTCAAAATTACCAAGACGAGTTCGTGAATATAAATAAAGAGATGCTTGCTGTGCGAGATATACAATTAAAAATAGCTAAATATTTACTATACCAATATGATAATAAAGTAAAAGAACATATTCGTCTTCCACGCAAGGAATTTATATCTGTGATTCTTGAAATCGTATTAAAAGATTTGTGGAAAAAAGGGACAGACAATGTAAATTTTGTCATACGAAAAAAAGTAAAAACAGCAATTGAAGAAATGCCCTTGATATATGGCAGGGATAGTCTTCAAAAATGGATACATACCATTCGGTTGACACCATACCGTTTTTACGATAGCAGTGTATATACATCAAATGAATCAAAAGACAATTGGATGTTTTCACAATTAGCAATTGAAGTTGGTCTTCCAAAAGATGTAATGGCTCCCAGTGCTGCTATAACACCTAAAACGAATTCTGTTCCGGAAATAGATGATGTTTATCCTATTACGATTACGGAACAGCGCCCAGAAGATAAGGACATCATTCCAATGATGGCAAAAACAGAAAATATAAAAATAGAAGATATGCCCAGTAAATGGAAGAAAGCAAATATACGACTAATGCATCTTAAAAAGAATAAGATTGAATATATTCCAAATCTTACAAAATGGTTGGCGGCGAAAATTCGTAGTCCATTTACATGGGAAGACATTGTACATGCTCGTTATATACAGATAGCCAGCTATTTTGGACTTCAACAGAACGAATTTAAAGAAGTAATTGGGGCACTTTTACAAGAACCGACATTTCGAAAGGTGTTAATACAAACTATGAAACAAAATAAGAGCATAAAAGACGACGAACTTCTTAATTATATGTGGAGTGAGAGGGCAGAACTTACAGATAAACTAAAACAAATATCCGAAATGAATCCTACACCTATATGGCCTATGGATATTGATTTCCGGATTATGGCACAAATGTTTGATATGTTTGTTCTTATTATATATAGAAAACCATACAGTATCTCTAAAAAAGAAAAGGATCAAGAGAAAGATCAAACCGATATAGAAAAGTTGAGACTTTCATCTATACTTTATTCAAACAGACACACGAGTGTAGAGCGACCTTTACTTATGATCTATCGTGAGAAAGATACAGAAAAAGGTGATAAACAGGATAAAGCGAATATGTACAGCCTTATCGTATCTGGTAAGAGTAGCTTCTATTTCTCATCCGCAACAGATGCTTCCGCAGAAATACAAGCAATTATCAAGGCTCATCGTGATAAATAATTTTAAATTATAAACCATTTAAAAAGAAATATTATATTAAATAGGTGAAGAGAGAATAAGTTCCCACTATTTTCTCTTCACAATTTTGCCCCGTAGCTCAGTTGGTTCAGAGTACTCCACTGTTATATATATGCGATGGAGTGGTCACGGGTTCGATCCCCGTCGGGGCAGTCTTTATTTTTATTTAATAAGTATTTTTGTAAAATATCTATTTTAATATTATCATTCCTAAATTGGAACTTAGAATACCATTTATTTTTATTATTTATATCAACTATCAATGATTGTTTTCCTTTGTGTTGTTCTGTTGTAATATAATCATGATTTATTAATTCTTCTATCGGAATTACATAAAATATGCCTTTATCTTCAATATGTGCCCACAATATATCAAAATCTTGTTTTTCATATGGTTTGAAATTTCTTTTTTTTATTTTATCACAAATACCCTTTGTGCGTCGTAAAGATATAATGTACATTCCTTCCCTTTTTCTTGCATTAGATACTTTTTCTTGTACTCGTTGTCCATAAATTATAAAATCATATGACAAACCTTCTATTACTGTATATTCAAACTTCCATTCAGGTAAAAGCGATTCGCGAATTTTGATATATTTCTGTTCCCGTTGCTGATAAATATTTTTAGGGAGACATCCTTTTTCCAATGTACATAACATTGATGATAATAAATATTCATCATATAGTCTATGTAATTTTTCTTTTATTGAAGTAATTGTACATTCATATTTATCATACTTTGACACTTTAGAAATATTAAGTTTGCATTTTAGAGCTGCTATTTCACTCCTTTCAATACACCATATTTTATTGTCATTTTCACATAAAAAGACAAATACAACATCATTACCGTACTTATATGGAACAGCAGTAAATGAATACATATTATACACTCTTTCAATTGTCGTTTTTAGTTGTATTTTTAACCACCCTCTATTATCTGTATTATCTGTATTATCTGTATTATTAATAGGGCATATCAACATATCTGCTTCACATCCTTCAGATGTTTTCTCAATAGTAAAATGATCTGCTAATATATTTTTTAAAAATATATAGCCAGTGCCTTCAGTTGTAGTCGTAATATTTCCTTTCTCTTTCATTATAGTTGATATCTTTTGATTTGAACACTTATTACATAAAATTCCAGTTCCTCGTAATTTAAAATTAGTTACAACAACCTTATTTGTATGTCCACATGACGCTATATAGTCTACACGAACATGATGAAAACATTTTTGTTTTGTAAGGTTCTTTTTATCATTAAACTCCTGTTCTGTATCAAGGATGGTACATTCTTTTTCAGAAAATAGTTTATAAACATCATGGTAATTCATGGAATAACAGTCCCAACATATTTACTATTTTATTTCTTAAATGGTTAAACTGTTCAAAACTAAAAATATCATATATTTAGTTTATATTATGAATTATTAACATCCCTAACCCATTGCATTAAGTTCCTGAATAAAGTCATCGTATATAATTTTATCAAAGAGAAGCAAGTTTGATATTACATATTTTTCTACAGGAAAATAAACGATAGAATCATCTATTTGATAACACTGTTTAATCACCTTTTTATAGGCATAATAATGTGGTGGTTCAATAAGCCATTTTTCAAAATAAGCATCTGAAATTCCGGAAGCATCAAAGTCAAATATTTTCCATACTTGATCTTTTTCTGAAAATCCAATATTATCATCCTTAAGATCAATATATACGACCTGATGGAGATGTAATTCTTCCAAACCCATACGAATATCCGTATATATTTTTTCCTTTTCAGATTGAAGATCTCTTTTTGTATCTAAGATTTCCATATCTATATATGTATTCATCCCCGCTTCATAAATAGTATAGATATGGACACAATGCGGACATGGGTGCTGTAATAATTTTTTAGCAATTTCTAATTCATTTTTAGAACGATTTATATCAACATATTTTCGAAAGATTGGAATACCATGGTATTTGTCCTTAATCTCCTCAATTTCACCTTTTAATGTATATTGTAAAGATTTCATTAAGAATAATAAGTAATTTTATGTTTAAATCGCGCATGACTCTCAATAAGAAAAACAAACATAATAAACATAATTTTTGATTTTTTGCATTATTTTGAAATTATGCAAAAAATTGACAGTATGCAATAAGAATTTAGTGTAAAAATCTGCAGAAATCATGATCAACAACAATATCTTCCAGAGTCCGGAATACAGGGAGACGCAGAGGATGACGGTGATGTCTTCCTACAACGATGCTGTGATGAGCAATAAGATGAAGTTTATGGAAGAGGATACGTCTGCGACGAAAGAGTATATCTTTGACAACCAGAAGGAGGATGCCCAGGCAATTGTGGATATGTTTTGCAAGGAAAAAGTTCGTATTGTAAGTGTCCAGAAGCTTACCAAGGTGGGAGCAGATGGCTTAATGGTAGAGATTGCGATGCGCATGACGACGCACAAGGAGGATGATCACCTTGTCAATTATCGCAACGTGAGGGTCTTCACAGGTATGAGCAATGTGAAATGGCGTGAGGACCTTGTGAAGAAGGCTCCGGGTGTCTTTCGTGATAATATCTTCCACCACGGCGATCTGATGAAGATGAACTTAACGAATGACCTTCAAAACGGCTTGTTGATCATTGATGAGATTGATACGGCCAATAAAGAGAACCAGAGGATGACCTTTCTACTGAAAGAAGCGGGGCTACTAAATGCTCAGCTGTTGCAGGAGAAAAATATCCATATAGTGCTCATCAGTGCTACCATGTTTCGCGAGATGGATGACCTGAATGAGTGGGGAAACATGCACCGCTCCTATACGATGACGATCCCTGAGAATTATATCGGTCACGAGGATTTTCTGAAGATGGACATTATTCAGGAGTTCTATCCTTTGAACACGGTAGGAGAGGCGGAGAGGTGGGTACAGGAAGACATTATAGATCGATATGGCGCAGACTACCGGATTCACCTGGTTCGTGTGAGGGATAGCAAAAAGATAAACATCCGCGTAAATGTGGAGAATGCCTGCAAGAACAAAAAAGTAGAGTTTAGGATTCACACTGCAGAGGAGCGGATCGAGGACAATGAGTATAAGGAGCTGTTCCTAGATCCCTTGTCCAATCACATTGTCATCGCGGTCAAGGGATTCTTTCGCAGAGCCAACCTGATCCCGAACCAGCACAAGAAGCGGATCGGTGCATGTCACGAGATGTACACTGGTAAGGTAGACAACAATGTGCAGACACAGGGGTTCCCTGGAAGGTTGTCGGGTTACTGGAGGGACATTCTCGAAGGTGGTCATATCACGGGTCCATTTCGCACTTCTGTAAAAGCCATGGAGGAGTATATCCAGCATTACAAGGAGGGATATGACTGCTCAGGGGATTACCAATGCGCAGGGATGAAGAAGAAGAACCGTAACGTGAATAAGAAGGGGAGGACGATGCTGAACCCGCCAAATGCGGCAAATCTCCCGGGAGACGAGAACCCGGTGGTTTCCCCATTCAAGAGAGAGTTTGAGGAATTCCCCACCTTGGAGCTCATGAACCAGTGTGTGAAGAAAATTAATAGTCGCGCCCACGAGAAGAATGATAACTACCCGCTTGATTCGAATGGATTTAAGATGTGTGTAACCACGAAAAGATCGAAAGTGCAGTCCTATGATGATATTCTCCGTCTTGTGACGACGCGTCCCGGTAGGGAGCTCAGCAATATGCCCAAGACGATAATTGGTATGAAAAGCATAGGAGATGTGACCCTGCGATGCTATGTGTGCTACAAGGATATCACTGACAAGAACACGGAGTGCTATGTGATCATCTGGGTTAAGCGAGTCAGGTAATAAAATAATTAAAAATAAAAAAATAAAACTATCTAAAATAGACTCTATATCTATCGACCATATTGATATTAATGTAGGATCTATTTTTTATTATTATATCAATTTTTGTCTTCTTTTCAAAAAATATGAAATACACGGAATGATTTATTATTAAACTAAAATGACTTCAATGAATACCAATATGCAGAACGGCACAGATCGGTCTCGTGAAAATACACCGGAACAACAAGTGATTCCTTCGCAACATCGTCTTCAACAAATTATGGAAATGAAAGATCCTTTCGAACATGTCCCCCTTCATATTATTGCGGATTATCAGGCTCGTGGGCTTATCTTCGTAAGTGAGGAAGGAAAGATTTGTCTTGCCACGCCTATCAAGCGACAAAAGAAGAAATAATAAAAAGAAAAGAGAAAAGGCAAAAAAGAAAAAGACTAAAATAATATTCGGGTTTATATTATTATTTTAGTATTTATTTTAATTTATATTTATTTTTCAAGGGCATCCAATACACATTGTGTAACTTGAATATTTTTTAATTTTTTAGTTGGAAATTCACGCATCATAACAAAGACATGTGTTGCGTTTTCAAACAATGATTGGATATCTGGGAATTTGCTTGTAAGGGAAATGATTTCGTTGTCATCTTGGTCGTACATATCTATTTTAAACTTGGATCCATGCGGTTGCGTAAGAGCAATTTCATCAGGACAATTATGAATTATCCTGCTCCTACCATCTGTATATTCTTCTCGGGCAAAGGTATAAATACGATCATCTTCGAGAAGACGATCAATAAATGCTGAATTCTTTTGACATACGAACGCTATGTATCCACGTTGAACAATATTGTCATGGGAGATCATACTGCTTTGACCCTCGTGGGTGAAGATATGAAATTCCCTATTTAGACGAAACATATCATTTTCAATGATCCATAAATTCTCATTATAGAAATCGTCATGAAACTCATTTGAATAATAGAATGTTATTTTTTGATTTCCTTCTAGAAAATTAATATTTGTCTCAATAATATCACCCCACGTTTTTACATTTTTATATATATTTTGGATACATTGATTGTATCCTTCACAATCCATAGAACATGTGGAAGACATTTTGCTTACGTTGGATATGAGCGTAATGTATTGTATTATATGTTATGATACCAAAAATTATAGAGTGTTATCAAATTTTTCAGATTATACCATATACAATGTAAATAATGAAAAATATGAGATATAATAAACATAATATTGTAAATTGTAAATTGTAAATTATAAATTATAAATATGATTCTTGATTATAGTTCGTGTTTATATGCTACCATTGTGGTACATGCTTTCTATGTTAGACGGTATGTATTAGGACTTATGTGGCTCATACATAATCAAGTTTCTATTATAAATTATGCTCATAACGGAGATCCATCTCTCTATAATGGTGGATATTTCATATATATGATTGAACACGCTGGTTGTGTGACGAATTGGCTTTATGTTATGTATAGATCTTGTTTGTACTTACATCTAAATAATCCTATAACATGGGTTATAACCTTGTTTCTGGCATATACGTATACAATGTATAATTCATACGAACACGTTGGTAATGTTTATGAATATTCACGAAATCACTATATTGTCATTTACATTCATAATAAGATCCATATAGCAGCAACCATTGGTATGCATATATTTCTTATGGTAGATAATATGAATTACTTTCTTGAGATAAACAAGCAGCCGATATTATAATAAAAATAAAAAATATTAAAAATAAAGACGGAATTATATATTTTGTTTTTGTTTTATGTAAAGATGATATTTGGAACAGGTAGTTTGGCAACAGGACGCGAGGAAGTTGGCATTTCGAAATTGAAAGCAATATCTTGTGGCCTACAAGGCTCTGTAATTACGACTTCGGGTTCTTTTTCTATTTTAATAGCCACAGGGCGTTGCGGTAATTCCTTGAGAAGTTCAGCAAAGCGAACCTCATCTAACATAATTTCACAATCTCCTGTACCACAAGGAGGTAATTGACCCAACATAATATTTGCGGATACACCATTGATACGATCATATTCACTGAATACAGAGGCATCAATCAACATATTGGTGGTTTCCTCAAAGGACGATTTTGCCAAAGGTCCTACATCTGCTCGGTTAATACCGTGTCTATCAACGGACATGAGACTTCCACGATTTGTCACCGTATCAATAAGCAGAGCGATATGACGATAATTGATAGAGCTTTCACGAATGACCTCCATGATCTCATTGTACAAAGCAATACGGGCGGCTTCAATTCCAAGTGTCTTGTAAATCTCACATACATCATTTGAAATCGTACGCGTCTTGTCAATATTTGGATTTGCCAACAATGCTTCCAGATTGGTGCCGTCTGTATCCATAATCCATTCCGCAATGTTATCAAAGCCCATCGTTTCTGGATTGTATCTTTTACTTTCAATCATACGGATGGAAGCCTTACGGATGCCGTCTGTTCCTTTCAGGATCACATTGTTGATGATATTGAATTCAATTGCCTTGAGTGCTGCTACGGTATCTTCAATATCAATCTCCTTCGCTTTTGTATCCATGATGCGAATACGGAAGATAAGTTCGTCCGCATTGTCGTCCGAGAAGATACATTCAATAGCATCACCGTGAGACTTTTCAATGTTAATATACACATCCAACATCGTGAGACCGTGAGCGTGCATCTTCTCCTTGTTGAGACGCATACGAAGAATCCATGGGGATCGGCTGTAGCATTCTTGTGGATTTACGCGTTGGAAGATCCGGTAGAGTTCAAGAAGACCGTTGTCATCTGCTATTCCCGTATAAAGTCCATTATTTCCTGGTGGATCCCAGAAGATCTCGGACATTTCTAATATATTGGAAATGCTCGTCATCTCAAACTTGTGCATCAGGGTTAGAACACGCCCCTTTGCTGCTGCTACAGGATCATTCTCGTCAATTACTTTCTTGTCTTTGTTCTCCGATGGATTGACGACGGTACCGATATCCTCTTTAAAGTGAATACGAAGAGTAGGGGTTTTAATGTTTTTTGTTACACTTAACAGTTCCTTGAGTCGTGGTACTCCGGATGTTGCTTTCACGGCAGCAGCCGTACCAGAACTGTGGAACGAATCGAGCGTCAATTGTGTGGCTGGCTCGCCAATAGATTGAGCAGCAATGATACCTACCATTTCTCCTGCGTGAGCAATGGCCTCGTAATATCGCCGTTCAATTTCATCAACAATCCATTTGAAAGTATCGCGCGTCATATGATAACGCATAATCATCGGTTTGGGCGACAAATGGATACGCAACAGGATTTCCAGGAAACGAGTTCCCTGTTTCGGCACATTGATATATAGCTTTTTGCTAAGACGATCAATTTCATCCAAAATCTCAGTGGGCGTTAGATCAGAAGGTACTCCATCCAGACCAGCATCGGTGATACGCGCCCTTGCGTTCTTCAAGATACGATCAAAGGGAATAGGATAGATGATCATATTCATCTTTTCGCCATTGAAAATCTCTTTGATGAGGTACTCACGATCTTCTACAACTTGTTGGAATTGTTCATCACAACGCTTCATCCAAGTCGTGTCGCCGGACATTCGCTTGAATGCTTCCGGATGCATATGGATTTGGAGAGCATCCTCAGGACGCAAGTGATACTTCGTATCAAGTTCAATCATATCCAGATCAATCGTAGGAATAAATTGTTTTTCAACTTTTGTACCCTCCATTCCGTCTTCACCGTAAATGAATTGAATAATTGCTCCTCCAGCATTTCGTACGGTTTGATCATAATAGATCTTGCAATCTTCCATTGCCTTTACCAGTCTGCGCTGGATATATCCAGTTTCTGCTTTAATACCCGCTGTTTCCAGACGGGAATAGACTATACCTTAAGCTGGTGTTTTAAGCCAACCCACTGCCGTCTAGTCGTTGAACGCTACTCATAGTAACTTTTAAGAGTTACCTTAGAGCTTCGCTGCTGATTGCCCATTTTACTTTTTATTAAGCTCATCTTACAGATTTTTACCATACCCAAGTTTTTTCTCTTGGCCTCGGATTTCTTTCGTTTTCCGTTTGGTACTGTAAGCTTTAGGGGATTCCAGCAATTTGACAGTGTTGCAGTTCGCACAAATGCGACACTACTAGCAACCGTGGTATTTATATACGAACCACTAACAGGTTTGTCCAAGGTTATTCGTAATTTCCTTGGCAAGTTGCTTTTCAACCCTCAGAATTGGAAGGTTTTTACAGCCGTATCGATCAATCCTTCACGTCCACTCATCGCGTGGAAGAATACTTCTTGAGGCGTGAGACCACTGATGAAGGAGTTCTCCACGAAACCACGAGCTTCCGGACCATCATCGTATTTGGTAAAGTGTGGCAGAGTACGATCTGTAAATCCGTAGCCTACTCGTTTGCCTTCAATGTTCTGCTGAC